TGAGAGTGGTTTCTTATTATTGCGAAAGACAATCGAGTTGCGAGAGTGGCACGGTTCATGGATCGACACGAATGAGAAAAATCACGCGAGTAAGGCGACGACCGTGCTTTCAGTCACCTCCCTCCATCCTCCGTGGCAAAAAGATTCCTTACCGGGGGTGTGTCCATCACTAAATCAAGTCACTTGCCTAAAATAAATCCGTATCTGGCATGAATATTGTTTCCATTCTCATATACATTAGCCTTCTCATTCTCATTTCTTGGAATTAGCATACTCGCATGATTGACGAGTCTGTATTCTCCCTCCCCCACAGAGCTATCGTGCTCTACTTCGCGCTTCGTGAGCTTGGCCCTATGTCACCGGACGAGATCGCCAAGCGACTTGGCTGGTCTAGAGCGTCCACCTACAGGGCTATCCGTGAGCTACGCGAGAGCCCATTCGCACCCTCTAAGACCGATCACACTATCGAAGTGTCATACACGGTCACAAAGCAGACGCGCCAGCTACAAGTGGCATGAGATCATCAGAAGCCCTGGCCTTGCGTGATGCCATGCTAGATCATGGTATGCCAGCCTACGCGTCTACAATACTCCACTGCCTCATACGCCATAGCGAGAGCCGCTGGCGCTGCACCATAGGGCTACGGGCCATTGGCAGGGAGTGCGCCATGTCCGTAAACAGCGTCCAGAAACACGCCCGATGGATGGAAGACGCCTTCATTATCCGGCGAACGGTTCACGAAAAAGAGCGGTGCGAATACATTATCGAAGCGCCTCGCGTGTGGAAAACGGAGCGTTTTCGCGTCGATAAACGGCGATTTAAAACGCCAAAATTACTGAAATCTGTATCAAACGACGGGACAGATGCTGTATCAAACTACACGACAGAAGTGTGTCAAATTGTGAAACAGAAAGCGTGATACAGATGGAAGCAGCTTTTCAGAGTAATCTGTATCAAATTGTGAGACACGTATTAAAGGCACGCGCCAGCGTCACTTATTTCCTATGAGTAAGTCAAAGAAGCCAGAAACGAACGAATCCAAGATCGAAAAATTGCGTAAATTGGTGAAGAAAATGGAGAAGCAAAAAGGCGGTCTTTCCCCTTGGGAAAATCAAGCACTAGAGCTTTTTCGGGGAGTCCTTGCGTTGCACGACCAACCACTGCCATGAGCGACCCCATCTACGAGCAACTCAAACTCGGAGCACGCATCGCCAACGCAAAGAACGGACTGTGTATGATCGTCCGAGAGAGCAGTATTGGCGGAACAGTGACCTTTAAACCCATGCAGATCGGTGGATGAACGCACACAGACTGACACGAAGGGTATTGATTATGAATAAACAGAGGTTCAAGAACGCAAGGGAACGAATCCTCATACGAATCGGTATCCGAGTGTCCAGAAGGGACAGATTCGCCATATCTCGTGAGCAAAGACCGGCTACGCGCCTGGAAATGGCGCATTTTGAGCACATGGTGATGCTTTGCGCCGAACGTCACCACTATTGGAGACTGTGCGGCAAGCGGTAAAGTCCCCGGAAACACGACAGACGGCCTTCTACGGGCATCCTGGCGCAAAGAAACGGCATCCCTGTCACGAGCGATACGGAGCTTTCTGATAATCGAAACCTCCCTCTCCCGAATCACGGTTGATCCTCGCCTGGGGTAACGGGTGAGCGATGGGAGATTGTGAGGCGGCTAGGGGGATTGGCTGCGCCAAATGCGCCCTGCGGGCTAGGGAGATGGAGGGGGGTAGCGACGCCTCAGGATGTAGGAGATTTGATCTTCTACAGAAGTCACCGCTAGAGTCTCGTTCGATAAGCTGTGAATCACAGTGTGACAGTCGAAACAAAGTCGGATCGTCTTGCTGTTGTAGCGCACGGAAACAGGGATCGGATGGTGGCGGTTGCTCTCATACGTCCACAGTTCGCACGCTTCACATTTATGCGGCTCTTGAGTGGCGAATTTCGCGTTAAACTTTGGGAGCGGTCTATATGGTTCTCTGGCGCTTTGCTCTTTCGGGATTTCGTCCAAAGCAGGCCATTGGAATTGCGGTCGGTTTCTTGCCGCATGTCGCAAATCACCCTCGACTTCATGCTTTGGAACTCGGCGCAGTTTCTCCAATACCTTCGGAGCGATATTCTCCACCGCAGGCCAATGATTCTGGCGCTGAACATCACCAATCGACTTGATGCCATAAAGCACGATCAATCCACCTCGCGAGATGTAGCCTACGCCATTCGGCAGAAGCTCGCGAAATGGAGGCGGATTCTTGAAGTCGATGTAGTAGTGCGCCATGCGCTACATGAGACGAGCGAAAATAAATCTTGTCAACTTCTTAACGCCCCTCCCCCTCAGAATCCCCGCGAAGTGCTGCAATGGCGTTGCCCCATCGTTCGCACTCTTCGCAGATATGCCCGTTGTCGCAGTCGCACTTACCTGTGAACTCCGTCATAGCCTCCAGCGCCTTCTTGTTGGCCGACTCCAACCTCTCCACCCGTCGCGTGACCTCAGATCCGCAGTCGGTGGCTATGGCTGCGTTTGCTGCCTTCATTTGTTTTCCCGTTACTCCTACCAACACCGTGTCGGTGTCGTGCAACTCGTCCAGAATTTGGGCGAAAGGTTTTAACGCCTCATCCTTCGCCCCGCAAGCCGCTTGGCACTTCGCGAGGTCAACGGATAGACGCGCAGCTTCATTCTCGGCGGCATTGGTGCGTTCCAGCATTGTTCCGAACTTGGCTTTTGCATTATCGTATCCCATGCCTTCAATACCGGCTTCATTCAATGCCGCCACGAGCGGGTAAATGTGCTCAGACCAGTTGATGGACTGGAACGCTATAATGCTGTTCCGAATCTCGTTAATCTTGCTCAAGGCAGTTTTCGCTTCCGCCAACTCCCGCGTGAGTCGCTCGTTTTCGGACTGGATGTCTGATTGGTTCACAGCTTTGCTAGTGCCTCCTGCTCAATTTGTGCGCGCCGTTGGCGAATCTCTTCCTGTTTCGCTTCGTGCTTCCTCCGCTCTTCATCCTTGGCATTGGTCACGAACTCGATCAGTGAGCCGATGATTTCGATGCAACGCACCTCCATCTTATCGCGAAACGTCTCATTCAGCCACTTTCCCGACTGCCACACTGAAACAGCCTTTCCATTGATTGGCTGCGGATTCGGATTTCCTCCGCGACTCCATGAGTCTCGGCAAAAGTCCAAACTCCACCCATCGCCGTTGGTGATTTCGATTGAGCAGCCGTCCCAAGTTGTCCAGTCGTTCGTGAGCTTGATGGTGCCTTCAATGATGCCGCACGGATGATGGCAATGGGCGCTGCCACTCCACGCCTTCGGGTGCTTATACTTACGAGCGGAGGCGATGAGGTTGCAAAACAGATGTGCGCTTTTGAGGATGTCTTGAGGTGTGTTCATAGCTGCTAGTTGTGTCGGGTCGGTCATGGGGTCTCCTGTCGGGGTGCGTCGATGGCGCGGTCTATTTCAATCTTAAACCCCTCAAATTCGTTATCGTGGTCACAAGCTGCTTTGAGGTGGATGCGTGCCAATACCCTGCCGCTGCATTGCTGGATGAACTTCAGCCGTCGCTCGCTATCCTTCCGCGCCTCATCGCGCTCACGTGTCACGCGGGCCAGAGCCTCGGTCTGGGCGGATAGTTCGCGCTCAATCCGATTGATGTAGCTCAAAACCTCGGAATGTTGCTGGTGAGTCACAATTCCAGACCCCTCAGTAGCGATATAGAGTCGCTTTTGGATGAACTCGTTCACTCCTTGAGTCCTCGGCGTATCGCTCGGCTTGTCGGGTGCGGGGGTCATGGCTTTGTCTCTTTGGGCTTCTGTTCCATCTCGTCGTATGCGGACCATGTTGTCGGCCTTGGGCATGGCTCTGCGGGGTATGGTGCTCCAAGAAACGGGGTGTCACCGATCTTGTATTTCAATTCACAAGTGTGACGGGCTCCACCGATCCTAGAGAATCGATATGCCTTGCATCGGTCACAGCTTGCGCGGCGATGGGTTATCTTCGGCTTGCTCATAAGCTCAGCCTTTCTTCTCGGTCGGTTGCGGGGTGAGGGCTGCGAGGGCTGTCTCCTTTGCAAAGAAAACGAAGGTGTCGTTGTCGTCGCCAAGGCTCATAAACGCATCTGGCGACTGATCGCGTATTTGCTCCAGCGCCACACGTGCGCGCTCCAGTTCGTCGCGGGCGGTGTCGCGCTCGGCGTCGTAAATCTCCACAAGGCAGGTCGCGCAAACATAGCCGTAGCCGTGCTTGTCATTGCGCCATGGGGTGTGCTTGTGCTTTCCACACTTCCCGCAGTTCGTGGCTTGATGATGAATAAAGTTCTCTGGCCGGAACTTATCGGTCAGCGCATCCCTCTCCCGCTTCACGTCCTCCAGTTGCGCACGGAGGTCGTCGCGATCCTTGATGGTCAGCCTCGTCAATGCAAACAGGCTTATTACTCCGTCTTTGACCAACTTAGCGTCGCCGCCGAAACAGCTTAGAATATTTGCAAGCTCGGCCTTGTCTGCGTCACGCGAAGCCTGGAGGGTGGCGAGTTCGCGTTCTAGTTGGCGTATCTCTCCAGTAAGCCCTCCTTCTGGGTTATTTGGATTGCCGAATATGCGATATTTACAGACCATCGCATCCGTTCTCGGCGTCGGTTCCGGTTGTTCGGGTGTCATGGCTGGGCCTTTCGTGCTGTGATGATTTGCTCAATCTTCGGGGAGAGGTCGTGGCCATATTCCGCCATTGCTTCATCCTGCGCTTTATGGACCGAACCAGCGACCATGCAAACTCGGCTAACTCGATACAGCCTCAAAAGAAGCTGTGTGGTTGCCTCCCCGTCCCGTTTCGCTGCGGCCAGTTCTGAGGTGAGGCGGGCGTCCTGCTTCTCGAAAATCCGCTTGGCGATGTCGTTTAGTTTGGCGCGGTTGACCGTAACAAAGTCGTTCGGATCTAACTCGGCCTCTTCTAATTCTTGCGCCAGAGCATGGGCAATGTCCTCGATTCGATCCTCGTAAAACGAATCCTTGGCTATTAACGAATCTCGCTCGTCGCGTTCTTGCTTCAGCCGCTCAATCTCGGCAGCTTGACGGGCGTTCTCGGCGCGGGTGGCGGTGAGGGCGAGCGCGGCTTTCGGTGCGAAGGTTCGGGCGAAGGCGATGAAGTCGGCGTTGCTCTTTACCGTCTCGGAATCTCCAAGCGGCATTGCAACTATGTCCTCACCGTGAAGCGCCCATGTGTCGTCGCGAACGGATGGAAAAGCTGGTTGCTCGCCGGGGCCGCCAGGATTGGTTGCGCGGTGCCACGGCCCCGGTGTCGCCTTCTCGTGAAGCGCGATAACCTTCGCGCACTCCTCCGCTGTCGGCCTCTCCCCTGCGGACGATTCGGCAGGCTGTTGGGGCTGGTTGCAGCCGCAAATTCCTTCAAGGGCCTGATGGTCAGGGCAGAAGCGAGTTCCGCGACCAATCACGGTCGCCTCCTGTCTCGTGGCTTCCGGCTCAGGGTCGGGGGTGGTGGGTTCGTCGTCGGTCATTTCGTCGTCAGGTTCTTTGCGGGCTTCTTGATCCATCCAGTGGTCATATTCAGACTGCGGATTCTTCGTCGCCCATGTTCGTCTTCGCATATTTGGTTTCCCACTCTTTGATTGTTTGTTTCTTCGCGTTCTCCTGCATCTTCACCAAGTCTGCAATCTCTGGCCGTTTATCCAGTTCGGCTTTTAGTGTCGCCTCAATCCAATCCTCCGCGCACGTCAATCCTTCGATCTTCGCAAGCAACTTCGCTTGAGAGAAAATCTCCCACGAGATGCGAATGGAGGCTACGCGCACCATATCAAATCCCCCAAGTCACTTGCAGCCCCATCGCTTGCGCAATCAGCGTTGCGGTGACGTAGTTCGCGGTATCCATGTCAAGTTCCTGCACGCACGCGGATCGCGTTGGGATATACGCGGTGATATTGTCGCCGTTGCGGAACAGTTCGCAGGTGTCGTGATTCACGTATGCGGCCACGAATGGGATTGGTGATGTGATGGGCATGGCGTTATGCGCTAATGAGTTGATCGAAGGTAGCCAGTTTTATGACAACCTTTGCGGATGGCCCATGACCGCGCTTAACGGTGAAATGAGTTTTAACCCCGCTCGAAGTAGGCCGGGAATGAATATTGGAAATCTTGAGTGTTTTATCCGACTCAATCATTTGGCGAACGGTGATTTGCATGTCGTCACTCTACACCCTCACGCACCGCGCACAAGATTTATTTTCCAGAGTAAATCACAGAAATTCACTCAATCTCTGCCGCAAATCCCAGACGAACCTAGAAACATGGATGCTCGCCTTCCGGTGAAGTTCATCCTTGTTCCAGATCGTCTCAAGAATCCGCAACACCGATTGCATCTTCGCATGATCCTCGATCAGTTCGTAGGCGTATCCGAGCTTCTCTTTGTCAATGCGGCGAGTTCGTTGCTTGTCGTGACTCGCCACAAGTCCGCGCATGATTTCCTGCGTGGATACAATCTCCATCGCGTCGGCAAGCTGCTGCCGTAGTCGCGCAATCTCGGCGTCCCGCTCGTCTGGTTCGGGGGATTCCATTCATGGCTACCAACCAACGGCTGCGCGAGTTGAATCAAGCCACGGGCGCGACAGTTCGCGGCGTTGCGGATGCGGCCTTTCTTTCGTCCATGGAATATCGTTTTTGATCCTGTGAATCTCAGCCTCGCGCTTGAGTTCATCGGGTGTCATGGCGAGAGTTGTGGCGTTTAATGATGTTGGGTAGTTCATAAGGGTAGAGGTTAACCAATCCGCATCGGCATCAGAACAACCATGATGCCATCTTCTTGAATCACGACCGCTGACATCTCATTTGCCATTTCCAGCGTCACTTCATCCTCAGAAAGCGCCTTCATCGCATCGCGCAAGAATTGCGGATTCATCGCAAACTCAATATTGTCGCTTCCTTTCTTCACGGGCGCAGAATCTTCATTGAGATTCATAAACTCTTCCGCTCCGGATTTACCGCTGGCTCCGGTCGCTGTCATAGTCTTGCCATCGCAAACCAGCTTTACCGCGCTCGATTGCTCGCTCGTCTGAATCTCGGCGTATTCCACAATGGCCGTCAACTCGGCGCGGTTCATCGTAATATTGAGCGGCCTGTCTTTCGGGATGGCGTTGTCGAAGTTTGGCGGATTGCCTTCAATTAGTTTCGTGGAAAATTCACGATCGCCGGTTTTGATCGTCAGCGACTCGGGAGACATCAGAAGCGTGACATCTCCATCCGTAGAAAGCGCGACCATCGTCGGAACGGATTCCTTTGGGACGATAAACGCGCCGTCGCTCGCGAAGTCGATGCCGGAGTCGCACAGGATTGCGCGCCGTCCGTCCGTCGATTGGATGAACAGCTTCCCGGTGCGCGAGACAAGGAACACGGAGTTAAGGATTGCTCGGCTCTTGTCGGATGATGCGTGCGCAAGTGACTTGGTGAGAAGCGATGCGAATTTAGCCGCTGGAATCGTCACGGACTGACCGCCGATGGTCTTGATCGGTTGCGGCATATCTTCCATACCAAGGCCAAGCAGCTTCGTTACGGCACCACCAGATCGAACCGTTATTTGATGCTCCGTAATCTTCTCTCCGGTCGGAAGTGTTTTAGGAATTGCGATATGCTCAATAGAGCACTCGGGAGCGCGCATCTTTGAGAGCGAGTCGTGGAGCTTTGTCGCCGGAATCGTCGTCGATCCTGGCTCTTTCACCTTGCACGGAAGCACGATGGAGAGATGTTTTTCCATGTCGGTGCCTGTAAGCGTCACCGATTCGCCTTCCGCGCCGATGGCAACGTTGCCGAGGATGGGATGCGTCGTGCTCGGCTTGGCGATGGGCTTGAGTGTTGCGAGGGCTGAGAGAAGGGTCTTAGTGGGTATTTGGAGTTTCATGGATGGTTATTCAGAGAGTGCTTCGATTGGAGTTTCATCGCGGAACAGTTCAATTTCGTCGATGTTGCGATGGTCTTTAGCCGCCGCTAGATTCTTGAGTGCTTGCTTGTAGTATGCAGGTTTCAATTCCGCGCCGATAGCCTTGCGTCCGTTAATCAGCGCGCCGTATGCCTCGCTGCCAACGCCGAGATACGGCGTGAGAAGTGTTTCGCCGGGATTACTCCCAAGGACAACACACCGCTCAATTACGTCTAGCTGAAGGGGATGCACATGGCGTTCGTCGTCGGGGTCTTTGGATTCGCGATAAGGCAACACGCGGTCAATCCGAACATCGTCCCAAAAGGCACTAGCATATTGCCGCCAGATCCAATGAGAGTAACGATTCTGAATCTGATTTCCTTTCCATCCTCGGAATTGCTGAATCTCGTGCGGCATGATGCGCTCGCCTGCATAACTCATCAGTCCCTCGGCGTGAGTGACAGGAACGGTGTTCTTTCCTTTATTGCGGAACATCAGAACGTAATCCGCGCTCGCCACGTCACACAACGTCGAGTCTGCGACTAGTTGCGCGTGTGCCAGCCCCTTCGCCATTGTGCGATTACGCACGCCAAGCGGTTCTTTCCATACGTGGTAACGGGCACAATAGCTAAAGCCGTGCTTCTCGTGAAGCCGGATAATGTCTCCGGGAAAGTCATCCAAACCGCCGCCGACGTTCGCGCCAGCCTTGGGAATGTCCATGCAATGCACGTAACTCAGCCGACCTGGTTTTAGAAGTCGCGCCATTTGCTTGATCGCAAATTCGTAGTGTTCAAAAAACTCTTCCGGCGTTCGGCAGTTTGACATATCCCGTTCGCTGCTACTGTAATTATACAATCCCCGAAATGGCGGAGAATGAACCGCAATGTCGATAGACTTCGGCTTGAGGTCTTGCATTACTTCAACGCAATCGCCGTTATAGATAGCGAAAGTGTTTGTGAGATGTTGGTCGATTACAGCCATGATGGGAGTTCGGTTTGCTTTGTGAAGCGGTTGTCTGTGTTTAGTTTCAGTTCGTTGTTCATCAGATCGACAAGATTGCCAAACATGATTTCTGCCTGCGCGGATTTGCGCTGTAGATTCTTTAATATGGACGCTTCGCCCTCGGAGGTTACTACGTCGATAGTCACGGCATCCTTTTGTCCGAAACGCCAGAAGCGGCGAATCGACTGATACCACTGTTCAAAGCTATGCGATGCGAAGTAGGTGGAATGGTGGCACATCTGGAGATTGAGTCCGAATCCCAAAATCGTCGGCTTCGTAACGAGCTTCTTTATCTCGCCATTCTGGAAAGCGGTGATGGTTTCCTCCTTCTTTTCATCCTCGTCCTGGCCAGTCAATTCCACAGCGCCATCGATCAATTTCGTAAGCAACACGGATTCGTCGTTGAGGTTGCACCATGATACAACCGCGTTATCGTCTGCATTGGAAATCTCGGCAGCTTTCTCGCATCGCTCATCCAGGGTTCTGCGACGTTCCTCGCGCTGCTCTGCCAGTCCTTGAGCCGCGCAACTGAAAAGGAATCCTTCTTGCTGCCTGCGCGCTATCACTACGTGCTGATTGGTGATAAGTTCGGGAAGCTGAAAGTCTCCATCGTTAAATCCCAAGTCGCTTGGCTTACGAACCGCCCGTGCCCATGAGCAAACCCAGCGCCAGAAATCATGCTCGGCGTGGCCGCGAAAGCGGAACTTACTGCCGAACGGATTCTTATTGAATCGACCATGATTACTTCCGCCGTGCGCGTGCGCCCCATCCGATGCCTTGAAAAACATCTTGAGCATATCCATGTAACCAAGTTCCCCCAACGCTTCCGAGCTTGTGCCGAGTTCGATATAATCGTTCGGTGCGGCGGTTGCCGTGCAAAGCAGTCGATACTTAATCTTGCGCATGAACTCCGTGATAGCCTCCTTTGTCATGCCGTCGAAGTTCTTGAGGATCGAAGATTCATCACAGACAACGCCAGCGAAGTCTTTCGAGTCGAAGTAATGCAACCGTTCGTAGTTTGTCACGATGACTTTCGCTCCTTTTGGAAACTTGCCGTCTGATGATTTGAAACATTCCACTCCAAACTTCTCGCCCTCGCGCACGGTCTGACCAGTAACGCCAAGCGGAGTAAGATTCAGCACTGGCTTGTTAGTATGTCGGATTACGTTCTCTGCCCATACCAGCGCCATCGGCGTCTTGCCGAGTCCGCAATCTGCGAACTTCGCACCACGTCCCTTGGTGATCGACCATTGGCAGAGAGCTTTCTGGAAGTCGAAAAGAAAGTCGGGCATCCATAGCGGCTCAAAGCCAGAGTTGCGCCCGATTTGGGATTTGTCGTGAAGGAACTTTTCGTAGTTAGTCATGCCGTTGCTTTCTCTGGTTTATATCGTCCGATGATTCGGGACGCTTGGGATTTGGTGAGTTGCTCTTTTCTAAAATCTCTCTTCGCGAGCACGTATAGAAACCGATACTGCGCCTCGCTAGCACCGTCTCCGAACTTGCGAGACTTCAAAATGTCGTCTATATACACGCCGCCGCGTTTCTTCTGCGCCTGCGAGTTGGCTACCTTCTCGGCAAACTTGCGCATTTCCTCGTCTTTGTCCTCCATGCGCTTCGCCTTGAGACGCTCTTCCAGTTGCGCCAAGTCGATTGTTGATCCTGGCTTGCGCGCTTTGTCGATAGCCTCGCGCTCGTCGGCGTCGTCGGTCAATAGCACCGATGGAGTGGCGAGATTGTGACTGCCGTTCTCCCAAAAGACGTTCAGCACCTTACATACTGGCTTATTACTCGCGGCAATCGCGGCTTTGCGTGCGTCTGCCGTGTCGTAATCGTCCACCTTGGCAGTCGGGCGTGTGCCTCTGCCGAGTCGCTGCTTATACATCGGAGTCGAGGCGATGGGGCGAAATAGGCCAATCAGGTTAATATCCGGCTGATTGTAGCCAACTGAGAGCAGGTCGCTATTGCACAGAATGGCCGTTTCCTGACCTTTGAACCATTCCAACAACTCACTTGTGCGGGCGGGCGTCATGTAGGAAGAGTCGATATGCTCCGCGTTCAATCCTCGCGCTTTGAGCATATCCGCAAACTGAGCCGATACGCGGCAGTTCGGGAGGAAGAATAGACCCTTGCGCCCCTGGGATTCTTCGGTAGCCAGTTCCGCCAGTCTCGGCAGATACTTTCCAGAATCGAATACCTCCTCGTTCTCCTTGATGATCGCATGACTCATCAGCTTTTCGTCGAGGGTTACAGGGCAATCAAGTTCATAGAAATCAAACGGCACAAGCCATCCATCGTCAATACCTCCCACGGTAACAATGCCAGTCTCTTTGTCCGTCCAATTATTGAGCGGCATCCTGTAAACAATTTCCTCGAATCCGTCCCATAAACCGCGCTTGTCGTGACGCTCGGCGGTCGCTGTGACGCCAACATGAAAGGCGTTTCGGAAGTGATCGAGAATGACGCGGAAGGTTTTCGCCGCGCTGCCGTGAACCTCATCAGTCACAACCAACTTGAAATGATCGACAGGGAATCGCTCCAGCCATTTGCCTTGCAATGATTGGACGCTGGCAACTACGGCCTGCGCCGTAAGCGATGCGCGCTCGTCGGCTTGTTCACGATAGGCGAATAGTCCATTCAGTTTCAGTTCCTCAAGCGCCTGAGTTACTAGCACGTCACGATTTACGAGAATCAAGACCCTCCCGCCTTTCGCTGTGACCATAAGTGCAATCAGGACGAAGATAACGGTTTTTCCCAGGCCGGTCGCCAGTTCTATCAGCACGCGCCGTAGTCCGCGTCGGAATCCTTCGCGAATAGCGTTATGCGCATCTGTCTGATAGTAGCGAGCAACTTTCATTTAGATTCCCAGATACTGAATGTATCAGTGCTGTCTGTTCGCTTGGTTGCGTAAATAGCTGTCTGCCTGCTTTCGGTAAACGATAGTCGGCAATAATGCTTTCTTCCTGCCGTCTCACTGACTCTTCCGCCGTCAATAACCTGAGAGACAAGCGCAATGGCCTGCTCATCGGTTAATTGGTCGTGGTCGATATTAATTATGATTCTGCGCTTCATCGGTCGGGATGCTTCTTTTCCGAACTCCAAACTCCGTTGCCGAAGTAATTCAGATGGGCTGTCGCTATGCTTTCCGAATCATCGAAACAACTCTTAGAACCATACCGCCCGCATTTCCGCTCCTTTGCAGTGTTCGCTCCGCGAGTAATCTGACAGGCGCGATGAAACACTTTATCGAAATTGGCAGTCAATCTTTTGAGTTTCCTCAATATGAAAGACTTTTGTGCCAGTGTAAGACGTGAGCGCATTTCGTGTCCGATGTAGATTTTGGATAGGTCAGTTTCTATACGAAACGGGCCAAACTCGCAGGCGAATACGTCTCCGGCTTAACAATTTTACCATCTCCGCGCCGAGCAATAAATTTGCCTGCGCTTGATACAAAAATAAGTCCGTTTGGCTTAGGGGCATCCCAGAGTTTCGTCATATTCGACCGATGCACTTCATCAAACGCATCCTTGAAACACTCGGCGAATCCGTAGTGATACACCGCTCGTGAGAGATGCTGTTGCAGACCAATCAGACACGTCAGCGTCTGCATCTGTAGGTTGCTTTCGGCGGCCATCTCCATCTGATCGACAAGACCAAGCATTGCGGCCAAATGTCCGCGCTCGTCGTGAATCTTCCGCAACTCGATTGTGTGGCGATGGTTCTCAAATAGCGACCGATAGCCCCAGGCGAGCACCGCGCCGGATAGCACGTATTGGGAATCACACAGAGCGTCGAGTTGATCGACTCGCGTAGTTGCGTCGTGGAGTTCGTGCAACTCTTCCCGTAAAAGACGCGGGCGCAATTCGTTCGTCGGCTTGTCGCTAAGATCGGGCGCGACTGGTTCCGGCTGGCGATACTGAAAAGCGCGATGGAAAGCGGCGACTTGGTTGAGGAAATGTGGAATCATTTCGCGTCCTCGGTTACGGTGCAGGGATACCACGTTTTCCGGTCGGTGGAGTGCTCCCATGATGGGCTGTTTTCCCAATCGTAAAAATGCATTTCTCCCAAGCAGGAAAACATAATCACGCCCTTTTCATGAAAGCCGACAATCATTGAGGGATATTTGTCGTTAACGCCTCCGCGAATCCAGCAAACCGGCCCCGGCACGTCATCCGGACTATTCCACTGGCGCGTCGTTGACTCGGGCTTCGGGCGGTATTCAAGACGATCCAGCATATCAATTGTCGCGCAGCGATCCATATCCGACCATCCATTATCGTGAACGAAATTTCGGAACTGGATAGGTTTACCCTGCGCATGGGCTTCGATAGCTGCGGCAGTGAGTATGAGAGATTCAGGAGTAGGTGTCATAAGTAGTCGATATTAGTTGTGTAGTTTGCTCCGCATTTGCACGTCCACATGATGCGCACTGGTCGCTTGGATTCCGGCAACTGCGATGCGGGATAGCGCGTGATTGCGCGAACGGGGTCGCAGTTATGCGGTTGCGGCTTCACGCGCCTTTTTGATGTGCTCATTCAGTTCGGAGGCGAGTGATGCGCGTTGTTTCCAGATCCATTGCAACGCCGGATTCTCGAATCCCTCAAGCGTCTCGCGTGGCGTTTTGTCGTCTTTCGCCTTCGATACCACGAGCGCACACAGGGCTTTCTCGTAGTCGGTCGGATTCTCGCCTTCGGGAATCGCGCTCAACATTGCACCGCGAATCTTCGCAATGATGCCGAGCTTCTCTTGCTCTGGCGTGATGTCGCGGACGGGAATCGTCTCGACCTTCGGCGTGGCCGTCTTAAGCCATGCGGCAATGTCGCGTCCGGTCTGTTCGGTGATTTGAAACACACGATCCACAGGGAAAAGCCCGGTGCGGTCCTTGGACGCCATAGCGGTGTGATCCATACCAATATCAAACACCGTGGAAAACTCGTATTCCAGATTCTCCCGCATGATCGGCGCGAGCCCCATCTTCTTGATAACCTTCTTTCCGTTCTCTTCGGTCTGAAGATAGTCCATCTTGCTCCGCATGCAGAAGATAACGTGAATCTTCGATTGCAGCACCGCTTCGATAACTGGATCGAATTTGCCATCGGCTTGCTTCCAGTTCGTGTAGCTGTTCCCCTTGCCGTGAGAGTCGAGTTGATCCTTGAACGCCAGGATTCCCTTCCAAAAGTGCGATGCGCTGTCGATAATCACCGCACCATATCCCGCACTCACAGCAGCCTCAACGCCGCTTTTGAAATGTTCAGACAGAAACGGCGGAGCAATCGGCATCACGTCGAAATCGAACTTGTCCGAATACAAGCTGGCGCTGTCGTTTTCGGTGTCGAGAAAGGCAACGCGCTTGCCGGTTCCCTCAACGAGTCCCATCGCGATACGAAGGGCGCTGAATGTTTTTCCGCTGCCGGTCGGGCCGGTGATTGCGTCCTTTAGAAAGACCTGCGAGCGGGATGCTTTTTGGAATGGGTTCTGAGTCATTGGTAAATAAGAGTAAGAGTGCCTGTTGCCACGGTCAGGCTCCGCTAAAATGTCCTTACCCCCTTTCGGAGAATTACAGCGGCAGATTTGCGTCGATGATCCGGTCTGCGAGTTCGTCAACTTCGTCGTCGGTGAACGTGTTACCGGAATCTTCCGCCCATTTCAGAAGCACGGTGACGAGCGCCTTTTTTGCGTCCTTCGCTTTGACGGGAGATTGCGCGGCGTCTTTCGTAAACAACGCAGGCTCGCTATCGTCGGTCGGAAGCGTTGCGGGCGGTTCGGGTGCTTTCTCGTCCTGCGCGGCCTCCTGGGTGCCTTTCTGCTCAACGGCGGGCTCTTCCTTAGTTTCCTTGCCAGCGGCGACGAGCTTCTTTTGTGGCGTGAAGTCAGCCTTGACCGCATCGAAATGTTGCTTGGTCGCGCACTCCTTGCCGTCATCCTTGGCTTTGCGAACTGCGGCCTTGATGATCTTAAGAGCCTTTCCCTCGTCGTCTTTCGCAAGCGACTTGGCGCTAATAACGACCCCGCTGGAAACCTCGCCGGATTCCAAAAGCTCCCCGATTTCGGGCGACGACTCCGCGAGAAGGATACACTGCCGGACATGCTCGCCGGTGTAGGACGGTTTGAGAGCCGCGCCGATTTCCTCCAGCGACATCGGTTCGCGCTTCCAGACTTGCGCCACTTCTTCGCCAACCTTGGCATCCTTGGCAGCTTTCGCCGTGGCTTCCTCGTCCAGTTCGCCGTCACGCAACTTGGCGTAGAGCTTGCCTTGTGCGACGCGGGACACTGGATGGCCCTGGTTGTTGCTGAACACAAGATCCAGCATATCCGCGAGCGAGTTTGCTTCGTGCGGGGACGGCATCGCATACACTTCTTTCCAGCCGCGAGCGAGAGCAGCGCGGAGAGTCGCGTGATTGCGGGTGAATTTCTTGTTGCCGACGGTGACGTATTTGATCGGGAACAGCGTCGGGTCGTCGTTTTGAGCTTCCATCGCTTTCTCGACTTCTTTCGAGTTGGCGGTGAGTTCCTTGTCACTGCGGACGATATTGTAGCCGTCCTGGAATTGGAGTGAGCCGATTGGTATGAGTTTATGGGACATGATGTGTGTTGGGTTTAGGTTGAAAGAGTCCGGTCAGTTCGTGGGCCGGAACACGGATGCAATCCGCCTATGCAACTAAGCTGGCTTTGCTTTCGCAGGGAGCCACGAGGGTATTCATCTCGCCGTGATACTAGCGACGATCTCAAAATCCATCGTCCACCGTTCGTAAACGGATCGGATAGCCTTGCGGTTATCTTCCACGAATCGGGCAAATCCGCGTTCGTTGGCGAAAGCGATGTGAGCAACGGCTGGCTCTTGGCGCATGTTGAGGATGCCGTGCTCTTTGGTGATGGAGAGGGTCATGGCTTTTTGGCGGTTTCCATAATCGCTTTTTCCAAATGAGATGTTGCGAAAACCCAACCAATTTCCAATGCTGTATAGATCGCTCCGGCGATAGCGCCGACAACAATAATCGGGAGCATTAGAAGTGCAAAGTAGTGGCCAGATTTCATGGCTTGAGTTCCCTCCGGTAGTAGCCTTGAGGAAAAGCATCTCCGGCGTTCGCTTCGATTTTGTTTCCGAATCCGACAAGCGGATGCCACGCTCCGAGGTATCGAGCTTGGTCGCCTTCTTCCGTCGTCTCCCCGACTTGAAGCAGCCGATACCGCTTGCCGTTCTCTTCCATGATTAGAGGTTGTTCGGTCATTCTGTGCGGAAGATGTTTTCGGACACGCGATGAAGGTTGAATCCGCGACCGCTCAAAACACGCTCGGCTTCGTCGGATTGTTCGCGAGATTTACGAGGGGAATCCCAATCTGCGATAACCGTTACCGCGCCGAGTGCTCCACGCTTAACGTGCAAACCTTCACGAGCGGTTGGGACTGGAGTAAAACCTTCCCGGCGAAGTATTGCGGAAACTGATTGAGGAGTCGCTTGCATGGAAACCGTTATCTCACCCCGTCCGATTGTGCGCAAGATTTATTTTCGCAATCCACGCAAATATTTCTTTCTACAGAGAAACCGCGCCCAAAATTCCCGCTCTCCACTGCGCGTAGTAGTGCGCCCGACACTTCCCTTTCGCATACGAGGCGCATTTGCAACGCGGTTCATTACACCGCTTTTGCTCACTACGCACGGTGAACAATTCAGCCTTGCTCTTGATCGCCTTCTCAAGAATGGCGCTATGCTCTGGCGAGACGAACCGATTGCCCAAAAAGATCCGTCGCACCGTGGATTGATGCACGCCGAGAAGTTGCGCGAGACGGGATTGCGCCCCGTATTTCATCTTCCCATTTTGGACAACTCGCTTGCGTATTTCGGCTACTGCGTTCATAGATGTCGCACTGTAAATATATATTGCTACTGGCACAAGATATATTTAGCGTCACGAAATGCTTATTCACGGAATAGATCCTGGCACTACGGAAAGCGCAATTGTGACTTGGGATGGTGTAAGAGTTCGCTATGGCGTGATAATGGAAAACGAGATGTTGCTTTCGATTCTTCGTCAATCGGACTACACGAACGGAATCGTAGCTATCGAATCAATCGCGAGTTACGGCATGGCCGTTGGCCGCGAGACTTTCGAGACGTGCGAATGGTGCGGTCGCTTTCGCGAAGCGGCAGAGAATCGGAAAGCGAAGATCGTTAAAGTCTATCGCCGCGAAGTGAAGATCCATTACTGCGGGACGATGAAAGCGAAAGACGCAAACGTGCGCCAAGCTCTAATCGACAAACTCGGCGTCGTTGGAACAAAAGCAAAACCCGGCCCTCTTCACGGCATTGCGAGTCACCTATGGAGCGCGCTCGCCGTGGCGGATTACGCGCTTACACAGCAAGCCCAAAAAGACGCGCAATCAAAAGGATAAGCGCGATACAAACAAAGCAAGTCAGGATGATCCAGACAGGCTGAGGAATCACGATGCCGCTCCACTTAACGAGAGCGATAATTCCCCAGATAACGATAGCGGCAATCGCCACCCATACGAGGAGGCCGATGAGTGACGATGTGGAGGGAAGTGCGGCGAGAAATAGAAGGGTGTTCATAGGATTACAAGGTAGCTTGGAAATGCATCGCATCATACCCCCAAAATGCGCCTGCCGAAATCCATCCTTCTTTCGCAAAGCACTCCATGATTTCAAGCGGCATATCCGCCTGCATCGGCCACGAATCGCGGAACGTATTGTCGTCGGCGTCCAAGTCGATTGCGGCCCCGAACGCATGGAGCGAATACGTTGAACCTCCGCGCTTGAGTCGGAAGTTGAACACGCCTCCGTAATCTTCGGCTTCCTCCATCACTTCCCGATTGGCTTGGAACTTGTCACCGATGGAAAGCAGCACACGCCGCAATGATTGCGCGCACTTGGCGTTCACTCGGGTCTTTGTCACGCGCTGCCCATCATAGAGCATCGGATAGGGAAATTCGATTGTGACGAGCCGTGATTCGTCCCCTGGTTGTCCGTAGAACGCTCTCAGGCTGGCTTGGTCGGGATTGGGCCACGGATTAGGATGGGGCATCATTGCGCGCAAATGGCGCTGACAGGCTGCGATACTCAATCTACCCCATATGCCGTCATCGGTCACTCCGATGCGACGTTGCATTGCTTTGATTTCGTCGGGACTCATCGCAATTCCTTAATGGCTTTCCAATCGGATTCCGAAGGCGTGAATCCCGTTTCGATGGAGCGCGTTTTTCCGTCCGTGGAATACTTAATGACGCAGCCGGAAAAGCTGGCGAGGATGAGGATCGCGAGGATGATTTTCATGGATTATGACGGCTGGAATTGGACGCTTTGAAGGTAGCGTAAACGCCGAGGAACAACATTACGAATCGCGTGAACAAGCCGACGCTAGGCCGATGTTCAATCGGGGTAATCTCAACGAGCGTTGCCACCCATCCGCTTTGCTGCTCTGGCGGGACGGTCGCAAGCCAGTTGATGAATCCGGCGATGCCAGCGCCACCGGATGCGAGTAATGCCTGTAATTTATTGGTCATAGCTTTTTCTGTTTTCGATTCGGTTGAGTGTCTGTGTGTTCGCCTCAAGCGCCCGCGTATTATTGAGTAATGCGGACATCATTGCCTCGCTTTTCTCAGTAACGTATTTCAGTTGTGATTGCCGAACTTCCGTAATCTCCCCGCGCATCATCTCTCGCTCTTTACGCATGTCGATATAGAGAAATCCAATCGCAATCATGCCAATCATCAGCAACGCAAAAAACCACCAATGCAGATCCTTTTTAGCCGCTTTATCGAACACATTGAACCGATCCATAAGAGCCGACTCAGGGGCATTGTATGCTGCGAAATTAGGCGGTTGGGGGCTGTCTGGCATACGTAGATAAATACCTATTGTAAAGGGATTTGAAAAACAAGTCTGGCCTTTCCTGTGCATCAGTCTTTAGCCAAAAATCAGACGCTCCAGCCATAATACATCGGCGTCTCGTGTAAACATCAGAATCTCCAGTAAGGACGACAATCGGTATTTTGACTTCATCAGCGTGATCGTAAATCCACTGAATCATATCATTTGCCCCCATCGGTGGAACTATTAGATCAAGAATAAGGGCATCGTATTCTGTTTCTTTTATACGCTCCAATCCCTGCGCCAATGTGCTCGCAACATCCATTTCAAGGCGACCCCTAAACACTGGCTCAACGACATCATGAAATCGTTTCCAGACAATCCGAATCCCCTCTTCATCATCCACTAAAAGAATACGCTCCATAATTAAGCCTACACGTAGCAAACTGTGATGTTGTCCCCGAGACTTGTGACAATGGTAAGGCCTACCGTGAAATTCACATTGTAGGCCAAAGTTTGGCATCCTTGCAGTAACGCAAGCGGATTGGTAATCGTGGCGATCTTCGTTCCCGTCGCTGTCGTATTGTCGTAAATCGTAATTACACCCAGAGATACCGGAGTATTTATCGTAAGACACTTCAAAATTCCAGCGCCCGATTTAACTACCGTAGTCGCAGCGCCTGCAATGTTGCGATATGATCCCGATGAGGAACTGTTTCCCATCGGGATGGAAACCATTGGATACCCATAGGTGCCATCACCTAAATCAACCAACTTCATCAGCGTCCCAAAAGGACCGAAAGGAAAAGAAATATCAGCCATAAATTTAATCCCAGGTTACAGTAAATGCGGCAGCGGTTGCGGTTGCGGAAAGAACGTAGGTAAGTCCGTTATAGAAATTGACGCCTTCAGGAGCTAAAACATGCGTCCCGATAGCTGCATCTTTCGTCATGTCAAAAATTGCAATGATTGTTCCGCTCGCGGCGGTATTGTCGTAAATCGTGAGAGTGCATCCCGCTCCTCCCGCTCGTCCGATAGTTACGCTATATAAAGTCCCTCCCCCGGCCTTTAGCGTCCGGGTTTCCGCTGTTGCGCTGTTGCAATAAAACAGCGGATTATTTACGGCATCTCCAAAATAAGACACCGAGAGCGCAATCGAATCGAGAGTGACATTTGCCGTTCCGCCTCCGCTATTGGCGTTGCTGGCATAGATCACGCCCACAACCGAACTCGTAAGGCTCGTTGTAGTTGGTCTCGCAACGTGAATTGCCACGTCATCAATTAGGAAGCGAATCGCGCTCGTGGTATAGCTAATTTCAAAGCCGTGGAAATTCGTATCGACCGTCCAACTTTGCGCGCTTTGTGTGCCGTTGCCGTTAAATGAACCATTGGAGACAACCGTATCGCTGCCGCCTTTTCGTGTGACGATTTGAAATGTAGTGCCAGACAGTCGGAAATAAAATCCGTTGTTGCTGTCAATCTGGATGCCGAACTCGCGCACGTTGTTCGCCGCTCCCGTGTCACCAAATCGCATGACTCCGCGATAGAGATTAGCCCGACCAGACAGATACCGAACCTTGCGAGTTGTAACGATGGACGCCGTAGAGTTTGCCGTTGCGCCCGTGGTAAGGCTCAGAACGCCATTGGACGCCGCGCCAGCGCCTGTTCCGGCGACTGATACCGTGTAGTAGGTGGAATCAATCGAACTTCCGAAGTTGCTCCCGAGGATTCGCTTAATGTTGGCAACGCGCAAATCGCGCAAGTTGCCAATCATGGCACTCTTGTTCGTTACCTTGTCGTAAAGATTGGAGAAGAAGGACATAGCTTAGAGGATGGTCCAGTAGCTACCGGACGAGACGACGGTGATGGTTGAGCCTGCGGGAAGTGTTTGCGTGAGTGAGCCGCTAATGAGTTGCGACGAAGTAGTATCGACGGTGATGGTTCCGCTGCCCGTATTCAAGATCGTAAACGTCTGCCCTGCGATGCTCGCCGCTGTTGGTAGCGTGACCGTAAACGAGTTGGCGGTGCAATCAATATACTGGTCGGAAGTCGTCGCGGTGTAGTTCGCCGTCTTGCTCGTGTAAGCCCCTTCGATGTCCTGCTTTGCTGCCAAAAGCGAGTTGACCTGCGCGCTCGTGTAGTAACTGGTCAGCGGGCTCGGCACGTAGGTTGCCGCGTTAATGGCATCCTTCAGAATCGTCACCAATCCGCTGTAGATGGTCAGCACTTCGCCGCTCGTGCGGGTGCGTTGAATCGTGCGCGTAAGCTGGAAACTGTCGCCCTGCGAGAGCGAGTAGATGTAAAGCCCTTGCGTGTTGTAATGAATCAGCCCGCTCTTTCCAGCCGGCCCTTGGAGATTGTAGTTGAGAGCCGAAAATGCGTTAGCGTCGTTATTGGCCAGCGTGCCCATAAACTCGACGTAGTATTTCCCGTTGTTGAACGAGGGCGCAATGTTGTCCGCCGTGCCGTCAACCGACTGGTATTTGACGCTCGGATGCCGCGCCAAAATCAAGCCAAGTTCTTCAGCGGTGATTCCCCAATTCACGACGCCGCAACTCGCGGTGACTCCACCAACCGCACCGCTGACCGTGTAGCTGCCGGTGTATGGCGTATTCGTAAAGCTGATTTCCTGGATCTTGTTCGCCGTTCCAGAGCCAGACTGAACCGTGGTTACGACGACATCCGCAGCGGGTAGTTCATCGGTTAAATCCGCAACGCACATCGGCGCTTGCCGCATTACGAAAGTGTAAACGTATTTGGACGATACGCTTCCTTCGCCACCCATCACGAAAAACGCATCGCTGATCGGATAGAGCAAAGAGGCATCTGCGACCGAAAAGAAACCGTCTACAACTTCACCATCGGTCACGCCCGAAATCGTGTAAGCCCCATCCTCGTTTTCTACAACCGTGCAAAGCGGCTCGCCTTCGGTCGTCAGTGCAACATTCAGCGCGGTCTGCAATGCCGCCGCCGTGACGTTGTATGCCACTCCATTGACCGCCGTTGCGCCGACAAGCAAATCTACGCTTCCGGCAGTCGGAGGCGTATCCACGAGGCCAATAGCCATCGTCAACTCGTCGGTCGGGTCGTAGTCGGGCGAATAGATCGGGCTGACTCCCGGCGTATTCTGAATGACCGGAGAAACGCTCACATCTTCCGCGTCATTACGAACCACATCAGGCGCGAGGGCTTGCCCAGGTTGCTCATAACTGACCGCCAAATAATCCGGCGTCTGCGTATTTGTGATTACGATAAATGGCGTCATGGAGCGGATTTCTACTTACTTGGTTTCCGACTTAAAAGCTATCACTTTTGGCTGGCACGTTTTGCATCCGCTCGTCACTCGCACCTTGACGCGGAAAACACCTTCCTGCGGTAACGCTTTGCCAATGTCGCAGAGCTTCTGACACACGCCCAAGCTCGGCCTGCCTCCGTAACGATTCAGCGCACAGACTCCCGCGTTCCAATGGATGCAATTCATAGCTCACGAAATGGTAACGCCGTCTTTCGGAGGCCCTGGATATCCGTCATCTTGAGAAAGTGTATAATGTCCGAATGGAGAAGTCGGGTCGGGGGAATCTTGGGAGAGAATCGCAGAGCCTACATCATTTGAAATATAGACCGTCCAGAGGCAGTTTGCATCTCTCTCTAATACAAACTCATTGATGATCCATCCTCCGCAAACAGTCCTAGTATCAAAAAACGACCATCTTCCGTAACTCTCTCTGTCCACTACTAATGGAGGGTCTATTGTTTCACAGTCAAACAAAGCAGCTATTGTAGATGGGTCATCTACGAGAGCAGGGCATCCGCATCCACAGATTACACCTCCTGCGCCGTCAGATCGTGAAGCATACCAAGTCGCCATATTACGGAGCGGGCGTGATCACTTCGTAGCCTATGGTGCGAATGGTTCTCTGGTTGCCCTCGTTATCGCATACGACAAACTCCTGCGTCTTGAGTTGGGACAAGTCGATTGTGATGGCGTTGTCCGCATATCGCACGCTTACCTCTCCCCATTCAGTCCCAGGCCACGGCATATCCACGCCCCACGGCAGGTTTACACGAAGGATAATCTCGTTCGCCCGCGCACGTCCACAAAAGGCCGCTTTGACTGGCTTGAGCTTTTTCTGGTTTTTCACGCTTGGATACCCCTCATGATTGGCCGCGTGATGAACGTAGATTTGCGCTCGTAAATCTTGCCCATGTAAATGCGCGCTTCCGAGTTCTGAGCGAGCACTCGCGTTGCTCCGCGGTTGTAATCCCCGAAGCGATAGACCTGTCCCGCACCAGCGACCAGCACGGGCGCAATCAGGGGTGGCAATGGTGCGTTCACGGAATACTCAAAGACATCTTCCGCTTGCACGGTTGAAGTAAAGTTTACCACGTTCGCTACAGTCAGCGTGGCGCTATCCGTTGGCGATTGGTTTGTGTAGGTGACGGTGCTCGGCTCTTTGCGCGTCTTTGGGATATTGGCGTAAACGAGTGAGTATTCGTAAAGGCGTTGCGTCGTGTCGGATGGGGGAATTAGATCGACTAGGAAGGCATTGCCGAGAAGTCCGAATTGCTTTACGGACATAGGAACTGGGACAACGAAGTAGTCCAAATCGACAATCATCTTCACGGTCGCAATGAATGTCGTTGAGTCCCCGCGATCAAAAAACGGATACTCATAGACTGCCGCTCCGTTCTGTTGCGGAACGGTGAAAAGACCATCATCTACTGTGCCGGGAACTGGCATGTTATTTTTCGGGTTCTAGGCGGGATTTAATATCCTTCAATAGTTCATTGCCTTCTTTCATTAAGGCTACGGGGTCGCGATTGTCTGGGCCTTTCCCGCGCAATGCTTCCTGTTGATTGGCGCGCTGTGCATTGCGCATATTCTCTTCTCGGCGCTGCTCAAGACGCGAGTTCTTATCGCCTCGCGCACCGTTCGCAAGTCGGTTGTCTAGGTCGGCATTTTGACGACGAGCTTTCGCCTCATCGCTTTCGCGCTGGCGTCCGGCAGTGCGCTCCATTCTACGCTCTCGTGCGGTCTTGTTTGATTCCTCAACATCGTAATCCGCATTGGCGGCGTTCTGTTGACGACGCAATAGCGCCTCGCCTTCGGTGTTGCCGTTGCGAATGGCTTCCTTGATCTTGCGGTCGTATTCCTGATTGGTTTCTTCGCGACGTGCGGAAGTGGAATTGCCGCGACGACGCAAATCTGTGACGGTCGATTCGCCTACTAATTCATCTACAATGCGGCGATTCTCGATAGCCTGCTTTTTCTTGCGCTCCAAATCCTCAAGATACAGGCGGTTGCCGTCGTCAATTTGCTTGCGTAAATCTTTCTGCTTTTGCTCGGCAAGTTCCTCGTCAAGTTTGCGCTCCGCTTTTGCGGCATCGGCTTTCTGCTTTAGCTTCTCGTCATCGAATCGCTTATTTTCATCTGCGATGGATTTCTGAAACTCAATTTCGTCTTGCTGTGCCTTGTATGCCTGCTCGTTGATTTCCTTACGGATTCGCTCTTGCTCTTCCAAGGCATACTTCTGCCGAATCATTTCTTCAGAAATCTGCATCTCATGCTTGAGCGCAACCGCCTTGATTCCGTTTCCAGAGTCAGCCGCCTTCGCAATCTTATCCTGCCATTCCAGTTGATTCTTGAGAATCTCAGCCTCTTCTTTTCGGCCAGCCAGTTGCAACTTCAGAACCTCAAGATTCTTCTGCTCGCGCACGCCAAGGCGCTGCATTGCATCCTCAATCGCTTTCGCCGCTTCCGCCCTGCGTGCTTCCTGCTCCGCTTCCGATGCATCAAAGCCGCTTCCGCCTAATAGGTGCGCGCTGCCGATGAATCGAAAGATACGCTCTCCGACTCCCTCATTATCCATCTTCTGAATCTCGGCATTGAGAGACTTAATTTTCCCCTCAAGCATCCCGACATCATCTACGGCACGCCCGAACGGGTTGCTATTTTTGATTGCCTGCAACTCTTCGTTCAGTTCCTTAGCGCGCTGCCGTGAGTCATAGATGCCCTTAGCGAGCGTTCCGCCAACGACCAGCGCCAATGCCGCAAGATTGCCAGTGACAACGAGCGCCTCTTTTCCAAGGGACGTTAGCTGAGAAATGGCGTGCTCTGTCGCCTTGTCAAACTCACTTGTTTCCAACCCGAGAGAGCCGATTGCGTCTGCACTCATTAGGAAAGCCCTCCCCTCGCTGGCTGCTTGGCGTTCAATTCGTCAAGGAATCGCGCTTTCACGTTGTCGGAAATCTCGTTGAAAAGGATGCCGCGATTGTCGAGACGATGGCAGCGGACAAGCTGGTAAATCTCGCGCAACGGAGTATGCAAAGTCTGGTCGCGAGTCCACCGAAACGGATCTCGCGCCATGCTATAGATCAACCACGCAATCCCGGTAACATACGGCACGCACTCGCCACCATCTCCGCGAGGCGAATCAAGAAACGTGTCGCGGATAAATTCGTCTATCGCAATCTCGGCTTCCGTCCATCGGTCGGCAAGTAACTTGGTCGTGTTCTCAATGAAGCAATCACGTTGCTCGCTATCGGTAGAAAATGACGACGAAAGCACCCATAAGAATTGGATGATTTGTCCATGCGATGGATTGCCACCAATCAGAAATGGAGACTGAATTAGATTCAATCGCGCCAACAGAAACGGCGTGACGTTCTGAATCTCAATCCCACAAATGCGCGGGTTTACGCCGAGAAACGCTTCCTCGCGGATTCGGCGCTCTTGCGCTAGAGCTTCATCGTAACCAGGGATGCAGGACTTTGGCACATCTCAGATTAGGTTCCCTGCGCAGCGGCAGCGATGGTCGTCACCGTGCTCGTGTTCTTTTTCTGGAGAGTCACGTTGAGCTTACGAAGCGCGGAAGGGTCGTTGGTGATTGCGGGCTCAGGAGGCATCACAATCCACGTCTCCGCACCGTAGTTGGCATCGAGAGTAAAGGTAGTCGTCTCGCCAAACTGCGGCCATCCTGCGAACGTCGCGGGTGCCTGTAGCGTGGTCGTCAACGACGTGAAGTCGGCGGTGTATCGGGATCGTCCCGGTTCGCCATCGGTCAGCCGATCACGAGCGGTCTGAACCGGACGCGATACGGTGATGTTTTCCGCGATGAACGCGCCCGCAACGGAGAACGTCATCACGAGCGACCCGTAGCCGGGACTGCCGTCAATTACTGAGCCGGGAACAGCCATGTTAGATCGTGCCTCCTTGAACGGGTTTGAAGTTCATAGTCGTTGTCGAGGTTGCCACGCCGAGCACGGTCACAATATCGCCGGTTTCCAGATCCGCGAAAGTCTTAGTCAAACCGCCCGCGACATCGCTTTGGTAAATTGGGTCGCCGGAAAGCACCGTTCCGCCGAAAGTCAAAGCGGGGTCGGATTCGATGTAGTTGATTCGCTGACCAGCAGCACCGGCAGACGAGGCGATACCAGCGACAACAGCAGAGAGCGCGCTGGCATCAGCGTCGGCCAGCTTGAGCACGTAGTTTGCCGAGGAATCAATATAGACCGTTTGGCCTTGCGTGATGGTTGCGCCAGCGATGCCGCTTTTGATAATCGCGTTAGCGGAGGGAATTACCGAGGCCGGAGTGATCGAAATGTCGCTCATTTACGAGAGTCTTTATTCTTATTTCTGTGAGTTGGCAATTCTTATTTCTGACCAAGTGTTCTCATTATCAAGAAACCAGCGCCCAAGCACCATCCTTGATCGAAAGCATCCCCGTAAAGTTCATCTTCGTCTCGTCGCAATTCTCTTCATCACTCACCGACAACTCATCCGGCGCGCCGACTATTTCGATGATCGTATGCAACGGCCAATCCCAAACGAGATTCAGCTTATACTTCTGCAACGTCCCGCGCACCTTGCCGACAATCTCCGCGTGTTGACTTCCATTCGTCTCGCGGTTCGTCACAATCGTTGCGCTCAACTGATAATTCCACACGTTAAACGGTTGGAGCGATGCGTTCTCTTGACCAGGATTCAGAATCCACCGCTGCGAGTTGTTGCCCTGTGCGGTCAGAACAAGCTCAACGCGAGGCGTAATGTCTGTCACCGTCTCGCGCTTCTTGAGCACTTGCACGTTGCTCCCGACTACCGCTTCCAGGATGCGCTTTAGCTCGCCCTCAACGGAGTCGAGATTGTAGAGCATCCATGCTTCGTATTCAGTGGACGACGCAAGTAGTAAAGGGCTTCCATTCGCCAGCAAAAGGCTACCATTTCCGCTCGCTAGCGTTAGGAAGTTCTGCGGCATTACGGAACGATAACGGGATCGATCTTGATTGCGCCGTCTGCAATATAGAGAGCGCCGCCGCCAGATGGAGCGGAATCAGGAAACGCAGGGTTACTTCCATCCTTGAGCATGAACTTTGCATTGTCTGATTGACGAACAAGATCCAATTCGTCAACACGCCCAGGAAGTCCTGCAACGTAGCTTTTCAGCATCGCATGTTCCTGCTGAAGCTCCAGCAACTCAACACGGGTTGAATAATCTTCTTTCAGAAGCTCTTTTAGGATCGGGCGAATAATAGGAGACAGCGCCGATATTACGGAATCAGGGATTTCGATGTTCATATTTTATGGTGGCGGAAGGACTTTTACAAAGTCGGAGTCAACAGACATTGCGCCAACGCCGCCTGGAATTTCCGCGTTACCGCCTGTTTTGTCCATTTTGGCAGTGTTTACACCCTCGGCGTAAAGCTGCGCTTCCGAAGCAGCCAAAGCGGCGGCGGCGGCAACAGTAGCCGCGCTGTCTGCGGTTAGTTGCGCTGAAAGAGCATCTGAAGCAACTGCCGCAACTGCATCGTCCACGTATTGCTGGGTTACTCCTCCCAAAGCAGCCGCCAATACTTGCTTCGTCACCGAATAATCCACGCCATTCCGAACGAGATAAAACAAGTCACCGTCAGCAAGTGAGACGGCGGCGGGCAATTGTTCCAGTTCTTGAGATGCCATAGATGGTAGTTATGCGGATTGACGAGCGAGGGAAATCTTGCGTTTCACCTTATCATTCACGCGCTTGATAAAGCTAGGATAATTCTTTGCCGTTGCCTGCTTGAGAATAGCTTTGCCGTTGCCCTTCCAATACTTGCCTGCAACGTCGAGAAACGTATTCACGATCACCACCGAAAGCACGCGCATCCCTCCGCGCCATTGCCCGTATGCCTTCGTTGGTTCTTTCTTCGGATTGTGCCGCGAGTGACTGGAGATAATCGCCGCCGATACACTCAACGATAGCCCAAGCGAGTTGGCAACCTGCCACCATGAACGCTGATACAGAAACCGCGCCTGTTTCCGCTCGTTGATGAACGTCGCTTCAATGGTCGCCATCCGGCGCTGGCGTTCTTGGTCTAGCATCGCGAAAGCCGCGAACACTTCATCCGGCAAATGCCAGTTGCCGTTATACCATTTGCCTTGCGTGTAAATCCACGGTTCGCCGTTCTCATTCACGCGCAAAGACGGATCGATCAATTCATGCGCCGATGGGATAAAATCAACTCGCTTGCGATACTGCTTCCGCTGATTAGCGACGATCAACGCTTCATTGCGCACTGGCGTTGCCGCGATGCAATCCTTGAGCGTGTCGCGGGCGAATCGCTCAAGCTCGGAACGGAACTCGCTCGCCTGACAAGATTGCTTGAGATTGCCGAGACGCTTTCGGAGTGTGCCGATGGCGGTATCGAGTCTCAATCCTGTCGCCATAGGTTACTGATGCTTTCCGATAAAGAGCCGGATGCTTGGTTGTGTCGCGTCGTCCGTCTCGATTCGCAAAACATCATACGTGATATTATTGATCGTGACAATAGGGCGCTTGGTCTGCGGATTGCCCTGCATGACGGCATACAGTCCGCTCGCAACGCAATCGGAGCGAAGCGTGTCGATAATCGCATCGGCTATGTCTCCATATGCGTTCTGCGTCATGTTGAAACGCTTCTGCACCGGAGTCTTGATGCAATCGTAGGTTCCCGCGTTGAACGAATACTGAGCGTAGAACTCGGATTCCTGCACTTCGTAGTGCCAGAGTTCTTCCATCTCTTCCGTCCACGTATTCCCACCCGACGACGAGGGAACGTAAAGCGTGCCGGTGTATTGGTTGCCGTCGCCGCCGTATTGCACGCCCGAGCGCACGTTGCCGACTGCGGGACTGGTAAGCGTGCCTAGTTCGCCTTCGCCGTTATCGACATTTAGACGGACATCATAGGGCGATGGAAATGAACCGCCGCCACCAGAGACGATTAGACCATGCGATAATGCGGCTACGGCTTGAGCGTTACTCATGGCGTCGTGACTCTTCCGGTTGACGTGACTTCCTGTGTTACCCCATCGGAAAGCGTCATCGTGCTTCCGACCAAGGACGCGGAGTCGTAGGTTGCCGCTTGGATCTTCACGAGCGCGGTGTTCGCGGTCGCAAGATTGGTTGCGCTGGCGCGGCTGGAGATTGTCGCGTCCAAGTTACTTGCGGTTAATCCGGTGACGGTCGTCACAGTATCCGCGAGGGTCACACGAGGGATCGTTGCGCCTGCCGCAAACGTGGAAGATGCGATACTTCCAGTGGCGAGACTGAAGCCGGTCTTGTCGCTGACGGTAACGCTCGTCGCGGTCGCCCATGAACCAGCGCCGTGTGCCGAGTTGAGCGCGGTCTGTAGCGCATCAAATGTCGTAGTGGTTCCGGTAATGGCGTATCCGGTCTTGTCGTTATTGGTTCCGATAGTCACAGGCGCGGTGACACTCGCCACGGCAGACGCAGCAACAGCAGTGCCGATGCTCGTTTTCATCGTCGCGGTGAAGTCTCCCGCGCTTGGGGCGTTTGTCAGGTTTGTAACGGTCGTAATCGTGCCTGCGGTGATGTTCGTGGGGCTGGCAACCGTAGCGGGGAATGTAGCCGCAAGGAAGCCGGTCGGCGGTGCCGTCCAGACTGCCGTAGAAAGCGCCGTGGCACTCGGAGCCAAGGAAGTGAGCGCCGACCCCGTAGCGCCAATCCTGGCGTAAGCATCGCCCGTCTGCGGAGTGTTGCCGGTATAGGTCGTGAGGGTCGAGACGGTATAAGCGAGCGTCGTGCCGGAACTGCTCAGAATCGGCAATCCGCCGTTGGCGTTTGCGGCAGCGTTTGGAATGGCCGTGAGTCCGAGGCGAACCGCATCCTGCATATCGTAGGCGACAATTTCATGTTGAACGTCGCAGGGGTCTGCGGTGCCTGCGGTCGCGTGAAGAATCAGAGGGCCGAGCGTATTCGTATCGCTCGCGTTGCCAGCCACAGCATACCAGCCGTTTGCAATCTCTGTGACAGCGCCGGAGGGAGACGCGAAAGAGCCGCCGTTCTTACTCAGTGTCACAGTCGGAGACAATCCAGTTGCGCCCGTGATATGGTCGCTTGCGAGCACCATCAGAAAGACGAGAGGTTGCGCTGTGGATGATTGCTTGAGGATGCGCATAAATTAGACGGTTCTGGAACGAGACATACCGCTAGAGCTTCCACCGCCGCTCCATGTCGTATCCGTAACGACGGTTCCTGCGGTGTAAGTGAATTTGGCGAGATCCGCGATAAACACGCTGTTGATCGTTACGGTTCCGCCTGTGGCGTTAATACGAAATGGCAGGATCATTCGTCCGTTACTCGCGGCCTGGACGGTTCCGGTAGCGCCAATAATCAAGATGGTAGTGCCGGAAATGTTGCCCGAAGTGATGCCGATTGTCATGCCAGCCATCGCGGTGAATTGAGATCCGTTCATCACAATTACAGACGAGGTATTTCCGATGGTCAGTAATCCGTTGACTGTCCACGCATCTGCGACCGTGAATGTATTAGACGAAAGCACGCTCATCGCGTTTGGCCACACCTTCCCGTTGCTGGTTAGCGTTCCCCCTCCGTTCGTTATCAGCAATCCAGACCCCGCTATAGTCATGTTTGCGCCGAGGGTGCATGAACCTCCAACCGTCAACTGGTTGGTCATGGTCAGCGTGCCAGTGTATCCGCTCGTGACGTTGAGAGATAGGCACGCCCGCGCCGAGGTATCTGTGGTGATGCCCTGTGATCCACTATTGGAGTCAAGGGTTACATCGTCGGCAGATGTTGGGGCGCTCGCCCCGCTTGATCCGCCAGAAGTGGCAGACCAGTTCGTCGTGCTCGTCCAGTTACCATTTCCGCCTGTGACTAGAAATCGTGCTGCCATTGCGAGTTATTACACACGAAAGCCGCCAAGGAAACAAGTCACTTGGCGGCTTTCGGACTCTTATTTACCTAAAGGTTACTTCTTCTCAAATTGCGCTTTGAACTCATCCTTGGTGCCTTCCCAGAAGTGTTCGTCGTTGCGCAGTTTGTGCGTCTTGCCGAGAGGATCGGACTCGACAACCGCCAGTCCAAATTCCTCCCCGGTGCCATTCTGAGTATACGAACCCTTGTAATCTTCCGGCTTTGGCATGACCAACGCGGGTTCGTTTTTCGTGGATGGAGTCAACGGGAGTGAGCGAGTAACTGGCTCGTCGTGTCCGGTCTTAGCGTGAGCTTCGGATGTAGCTTTATCTTTATTCATACGAGTAGATCGTTACTGAAGTTCAATTTAGCTGTATTGCGTGGCGATCAAATCACCAGCATTTCCGTTGGCGATGTAGGGATTCGCGCTAGTCTTAGTGCGGACGATGTTCGATTCCACCGTTTCATCGCGGTAGGTTTCCACAGCCCAGCCGCTGTTTGGGGTGTAGTTCTCCCAGAATACCATAGCGCCAGCGCCGTCCACCGTGGACAGGCCAGGGAAGTTTTCCTGAGCACCTTCCTGAGCGCCACCGATAAAGCTCGGACCAGTGCGACCAACCCAGATGTAGGTATTCGCCCACATCTTCGTGTAGCTCGGAGTTCCACCATCGACGCCAGTATTGTAACGGCTGCGACCGATGAGGATCTTAGTGATGCCTTCTGGAGCAAACACAGCCAGAAGCGAATCCGTGGTAACTGCTCCAGTCTGAACAGGCGAGAAACCATTGACGCTAACAACCGCGCTCTTGATGAGGGTCATCTGCCGGATGCGCTGCCAAACGAGCGTCGGAATGATGATCGTATTCGGCTGCTCGCCTTTGTCGCGAACGCGCTCAATCGAGGCAAAGATATCCAGAATAGGATTGGATGTCGCGAGGTTCGCGGCGGTGTAAGCGACCGTCGAGTTAGTGGCCGCGCCGAAGTTTGTCGTGTTGAAGATCGCATTAGCAACGAGGTATTCGTTGGTCATGTCGAGGTTCATCGCGCCAGTGCGGGAAGCGAGAGCTTCGATAGAGAAGTATCCAGCGAAGTCCATTTCGACTTCATCGGGAATCTTCACTTCACGCTTACGGATAACGACAGTAAACGTGTCGTCACCGATGGTCAGGTTCATGCGCTCGATATTCGCACCGGGCTGAGTGATGTATTTGTCAGTCAGGATGCGGCCAATCTGAGCGCCTTGGACGGTCGCTTTCAGAATGTGAGACGTGCGACGATTGACACCGTAGGGAGGCAATACCTGATTCCAGATGTTACCCGCATTGAGCGAGGAACCCTGAACGATTGCGCCGACGATTTCGTTGCGCGGAAGGGCGGATGAGTTGGCGTATGCGGGCATGTTGGGATTTGGTTAAATCAGGACTTAGATGGAAGCAGGGCTGCTCACGATGATCTCAAACAGAACACCGTCGCCGGTTGCGGCTTGCTTGGCGCGTCCGAGCCAGAGGGCATTGGTCGCAGTCGTGGAGCACTTGCCGTTAGCGGCGGTGTAAACATCGTCACCGACAGCGATTGCTTCGGAAGCGATGCCAACCTGAGTGCCCTGGCCGTTCCACGGCTTGTAGGTGCCGCTGCCGCCGGATGCGGAAACAGTATATTGAGCGAACCCCTGGCCAACATCACCGATGCCAGCGAGTCCGTAAGTGCCATCGGACGCAATCAAAAGACGTGCGCCACGCGAGGGAGTAACGCCGGAAGTAGCCGTAAAGCTAATCGCGAAGTCACCAATAGTTGTGCAGAGTTCGGCCATTGTCGTAGTAGGTTAGGATTTGAAAACGTTGCGAGCCTTCATGTATTCGTTGTAAAGCTCAGGGTGATCTTTCTGGGCGCGGAGGAAGGCGACATCCTGCGTTGCGCCAGTCGCCTTGTGCGCGGCAACTTTGCCAAGGAAGGCGTGTTCGGTGACTTGGTTTCCACCGATAGCTTGCACAAGTCCTACCTGTCCGATCTGTGTGGCAAGTTCGGCCTTAGCGAGAAGGGCGATGCTTTTCTTTTCGTCGTCGGGAATTACGACCTTATGCGCTGCAAGAGCGGCGGTCACAATCGCGCTAACTTCGTCCTTAGTGATGGAAGCCGGAACGGCGGGTTTGAAGTCAGCAAGGGCAGCGGTGATGCTCTCTTTGACGATGGATTGAATCTCTTCTTTGGTCATGTCGGTATCGGGTTGGATTTGGGAAAGCATCGCGGAACACGCGGCAGCGGAAGCAACAAGATCAGCCGCATCAAACGAAAGCGGAACCGCGAGCTTGCGGGAACCGTCCTTGATTGGATTGTATTGGAATACAGCAGAGAAAGCCGCGCTAGCCGGATCGGTCTTTGCCGTCCACATCGCCAGCCTTCCGTATTCATTCGGCATCGTATGCAAGTCGCTTGCGAGGTCGCCATCTTCGTCAATGCGGATATTCTTATGAACGCCGAGACGAGCATGAAGCGCATCCTTAGAGTCGCCATGCCAATCATGCGACCAGTGCGCCGGAATGGATCGGTTGCCAGCGTGTGCCAAAAGTCCTTGAATAAGTTCCGCCGTAACCTCGAAAGAATCGGGCTGTCCATCGCCCCGCTTGAAGTGTGCCGTCTTACCGACCTGCATCAATTTACAGCCGGTGATTACGCCCGTAGCTTCATCAATAGCCGAGTTTGCTAGGCTTTGGGATTTGAGAATTGCTCGTGGCACATCGCGCTTTTCTCACAGTCCATTCTCATAAACAAGAAAAATCTTTCTCATTCTCAATTTTGTTTTCTCATTCTTGTTTTTGATAGACAAGTCGATTGCGGTCTGATTGACTCGCTCCATTCCAAGTCAGCGTAAGAACTGATTGACCACATGCGAAAAATATATATTGTCACACCGACTAGCCGCCTAGGCGGGCCATCGTGCTCGGCAGACCATATGCATCGCATCTGTTGTCTGTTTCTTACCCTAGGCGGCATTTCTTTGTCCGCATGGCTTGGAATCCCGAAACGGATAGGGACATAGCAGCCGAAACTTACGCGGCTCCCGTGAAGCGGATGCTGCGGTCACAAACGAGCGAGGACAAAAGACTTCCCGTTTGCGCGAGTGGTAAAACAATCAGTCTATCCGTGCGGTAGATTGAAGTTTTACTTCTCTCTTCTGTTTTCTCTTTTTGTAGGCTTTTTCTCTTTATCGTTCTCTCTTCCTTTTAACTATTATCTCGGAAGGACGGTGCGGAGCGTGGGGGCAAGAGAGCGAGCGAAGCCGAGCGATACGCCTTGCGGTGCGGAGTCTCAGGGATTACAATTCTTTTGAAGTTTGAATTGAGGGGAATTGGCTGGCAGTTAGAACAGAGGCGGGCGTTAAGTGCGCATAAACTCGCCACACGAGCCATTGAATAGGGAGGGCGCAACTTCCTACCGGAGTAATTAACCGGCCCCTCAATTCAGATTTCATTGCGTCCACTTCGCGACGTGGTATTTTCGCCGCATATGAAAATACTTCTTGTTCTCCTATTTCTCGCAAGCAACTCACTTGCTCAATCCATCGTTGAGAAGGCGCTACAAGCTCGCATCTATGGCGATGCCGGAATCAAGCCCGAGGTGACAGCGACATCACTACCGTATCACATCGAAGCGGCGTTTCGGTCGCAGATGCGCGATCCTGATTCAATTGTGATCGAGTCATGGACGATGCCGGAGCTAAAGACAACCATGAGCGGCGGTCACAAAATCGGATGGTGGAGCATGGAAATCCAGGCTCGCGGGATTAACGGCTACGGAGGGCCAAGTGCGGGTCGATTCGTAGTGACGATCAAGAATGGCCGCGTTGACGGCGTGAGAGCGCGTTAAGCGGTAAGTTGAAACCGCGTAGGCGTCAGGTCAATGACGTGCAGCGACTTCGTAACCTTGCCTTTCAACGCTTTCGCAAGGTAGTGGTGGCCGTCCACGATTCGCCCGTTGTTCACGAGGATATGCTTCTCTTGGTTCGCGTGGACTTCCTCGGAGCAGCTTCCGTTTGAGCAATAGCGGAGATTCTTCTGTGCGGATTCCAGATTGTGCGCGTCTGCCATGCGCTCCAACTCGCTTGCAACCATGCCGTATTTAACAGCGCGCAACGCGTTTGTGTGTCCGTTTGTGCCGAGAATCCGAGCGATTTCCGCGCGCGTTCCTTCTGGCAAATCTCCTACGAAAATATCGCCCATATATGCGGCCATGATTGCCTTTTGAGTCGGCTCCGTTTCGGATGTTGGCGCTTCCTGAGTGTTCGCCGGTTGCGGATTGTCGGTCAACTGCATCACGTCATTTGTCGTGATCTGGATTGAGCATCCTGCATCCTTGAGTCGCTTATTCGCGGCGTCCGTATCCATCGCCACCATTTCAGCGGCTTGCACTTTGGCGCGGCGAACAACGTCCCAATTTCGATTCGTCTCCGCTGCGATTTCCTGCGGGGACTGGATACCAGCACGAAGCATCTGGATATTCTCCTTTGCATCATAGAAAGCGTCAACCGTGGGGCTGATTGGCAGCATGAAGCGCCCGCGCATGATGTTTGGATTATCGGACGGCAAATCACCCTTCGCGATGCCTTCCAAAATAGATACGGTGCGAATGATGTTGAGTTTCGGACGATGAATCGTGTTTTGAATCCGCGCAAACTCCTTAGAAACCTTGTTCACGTCCAATCGACTTGGAGCACCGCCCACCTTCTCGGGCGAGACAAGGAACGAATACGTAAGGCCGAGCGCCAAAGCTACGCGCTGATCGGAAAACTCGCATCCCGCAATCAATTCTGGCCCAGGGCTGTCCGCGCTCGTTGCTTGCACCTTATCGCCGGTAAAGAAGTATTCCACCAACGGACCATCGTGGATGCGCTCGCGGGCAAATGCGCGACCATCGTTGTCGTATTCCTGATCGGCTACTTCGCCTTCGTAGCGCAACTCATCAGGCTGTCCGCGCTCGTTGAATACGGCATACGCGGTCTTGCTCTGGCGCAATGCCGCGTCCATGCCGATTTGGAAAAGCCGCTCGCCTTTTTCCATGTGGATAATCGCATTTGCGAACTTTGTGACACCGCGCATCCCTCGGAACGAAGCGGGATCTTGAAAGTAAAGCACGTCGGCTGATGGAAAGATTCGCGGGTTGTTATACCACGATTCAATCCGGTCATAAATTTTGTAGGCGATGCACTCACCACCACGGAAATAACGACCGGCGAAATACGTCACATCGTTGCCGCTGACTTCTTGAATCTGGAACCGTCCCGATGGAGCGATCAGTGTCGCGAGTCCCGTCGTGCGCGGCATCGTGTAAAGATACGGTTCGCCAAGCTGATCGGCGCTAAACTCCATCAGTTTGAGATTACCCATGTCATCGCGATACCACGCCATGCCGGAATCTCCGCGCACAGGAAGCTCAATATCGGCAGTGCGCAGAAACGCATCTTGCATGGAGCAATTCGTGCCCATCTTTGACCAGACGCCTTCCGTGCCGTCGTTGCCTTGCAAATACACCTTTAGAAACTCATCCAGCTTCGCGTCTCCGGTGTCGGGAATGTAGCTGATTTGGGACGAGCAATAATTCACGCGCTGCGCAAGATACGCGGCGGAAATCGGACTGTTCTTTGCCACATCTTCAGCGGTGAACATCATCCCAACGCGCTGCATTTGGGCGATAGTCGAATTGCTATTCGTGCCCATGCGCGTGCCTACGGTATGCGTTGGACCTGTCGTAGCAGCTTTGTATCCGGCCAACTTGGCAAGCACCCGCTGACTGAACGCTTTCAGCGCAACGCCAACCGTAAGAGGCTGAGTAATGGAAGGCAGCGCGGTCATACGTAGCGCCTCCGAATGGGGTATTGGCAATTCATCACTTGGTAAACCTTCTGATTTCGTGGCGCTCGTGTGCCGTTTTGCTGTTCTGCGTAAATGACTTCCGCCAAGACTTGATCGGGCGGCATCGGATATTCCTTCGATCCAGACTTTGCGCCGCCACTGATCGAAGTTCGCTGACCGCCGTTCATTCGCGCAATCGCACCAGCGCGAAGGTCGTCTAATTCAGATTGCGACAATCCGACGAACAATCCTTTGGGTGAATACGCGGGCATAATTACTCCCGCTTATATCGTCTATTTGCCTCCGAAGCAATCCAATTCACGCGCCTTGCGTTCGGCAATCTTGAGAATCCTCTCGTGTAGGTCGCGTTCTGTAATGATGCGATACCACCAATGCGGCTTCATGATGCGGCGTCCTTCGTGTTTCGGTGTGGGGAGTTTCGGCTCAGGGGTCATACCTTCGCTTCGCCACTGATTCGCACCTTGGCCGCACGTAGCTCTGTGCGAATTAGAGAAATTATCGGGTGATTCAGCGTCCGTTCCTCGCCGCTGGCAACTCGCTTGATTTGATCAACGTCCACGCCGCCCGCTTTGATGTCGCGGTTGAGTTTTGTGGCGATGGATTGGTAGAGTTTTTCGTAGTTCATGCGAATCCCATATTTGACTCGATCATCACCCATGTATTTTCCATATGACGCTGATACGTTTCTCCGTGAAGCGGGCCGTAGAAACAGACGCGCCAGTCGCAGTCAGGATCGAGCGCAGCAATCTTTTCCATATCGCCAATCGTTTTTGGTTCATTCCCTGCGTTATAATCCGCTTCTCCATCATAAATATGTTCGCCGTCTTTCGTGCAATCGGCGGAACCAAATCCGACAGCGATTTGCATATCGAGGCTGGCGACAACAGACGGAACGGGACAGCAAAGGCATCCTTGGTGGACGCCTGATTTTTCGATAGGTGGTAATTTTGTGAAGCTCATACTGTGATTTCTGCGGGTGTTGTTTCTGAGGTTTTAGCCAGAGGATAGCAAGATGCACGCATAGCTCCCACTAACGCCATTACTTCCGTATCCCACGGATGATCGACGGTCTTAACTTTGCGCCAAATCACCGTTTCCAAATTCGTTTTCTTGTTCTTTTCCACTACCGGAATAAACGCCGGAAAGCCATCGGTGTATTCCTTCGGCATGTCGCGAGCGATACCGAAGTAGCGACCCGTTACGCCGGATTGCAGCGCATAGAGCAACGGGTAAAGTTGTTCGTTACCCATGACGATCTTAAGGCACCATCCTTGCGGCAGGCTGCCCCGTAGATCGGTCTTGAGCTTGTCGGGCTGCCTTGCCCCTACATTGCCGTTAGCGCGCTCTGGCTGGCTATAGGGCATTGGGACAGTGACCTTGCGCTCATCCTTGGTTCCCTTATCGACGGTGATCGTGTGGTATTGCTGAAGGCTGCTTCCTTGGATGGCATACCATTTGTAAATCGAGCACTGATAAAACACGGTGCGATCATCGTAGCCGCAATCGACGTAAACATTCCGCGACTCCACGCCGAGTTCCAGTTGCATGGCGCGGAGTTGCGCCCATGTGTCGAGACGCCGGAACGCGATGCGCCGAGAGTTGCCGACACCGTTCTCCCATTCGGTGCAGTTCGCCCAGAGATGCGAGCCTTCTCCTTTCTTGCCTGCTTGGTAATCCACCGTGATAATGCGCGTTGTTTCTGGAACGACCCACGGCTGGCCTAGAGCGTAGTTCGTGTCGCCGGATTTCTCGCCAAGGTCGGGAAGTTTCGGGGTGTATGATTGGCAAAGACGTTTCTTCACGAAGTTTTCGTGAGGCTCAAGATTGCCGAGCTTCGCCGCTTCGATTGCTTCGCGGTATTTGTTCAACTGCTCAATCCAGGGCGTTTGCCAGAAAGCGAAACAGTTCCACCGAAACGACTCGTTTTCTACCAAGTGACTTGGATTCATCGTCACATAATCGCCATTCTCATGGAGCGAATAGCGAGAGCGAGAATTATCCTCGTAGGTCTTTTGGCAATGCGGGCATACGAAAAGAATCGTGTCGTTGAATGGCGTGAAAATGCGCTCCCCGTTGTAGTGCTCGCGGGCATCTTCCTCCCATAGCGGCCAAGTCAGCTTGTCGCATTGGACGCATCGGACGTTGAACTCATTCTGACCGCCCATGTAAAAAAACCTGTCCACTTCCTTGCCTGCGTCTGCCGCTGTCGAGTTATGGAGCGCGTGCCGGTTCCATCGTTTCGACATGCGTTCCTCAAGTGCCGCCAGCGCGCCTTCCGTGTATTCCTCTACGTGAGATTCATCCGTGAAGAGGTATGTGCATTGGCGTCCTTGTTGGGCGTTCTCTCCTGGCCCTTGAATCTCAAGCCATTGGTGCGGCCATTGGAAAAGCGAGTTGGTGACAGCGTGCTTGTCGTTGCTCATGGAGTCCCGCAACGAAGGGATGCGGCTTATCCATTTCTTGCCGCGAGTCTTTGACCAAACTGCGGCGTCGTCTTTGGATGAACCGATGAGATAGCAGTTGCCAGGGCATTGATCGAGACGATACGCCAGCGCGCATTGTAGGAAAACCGTTCCTAGCGCGCTACTCGCTTTGTATGTGACCGTGCGCTTGATTCGGATGTCTGAGAGCGACAGAAGCGGCTTCTCAAGCATCCGATACTTTGACGAATCGAAGCGACCCGTAATCGGGGACGATTCATCGAAGCTGATTTTCTGACGGCAGAAGTCGAGGGCGTTCATACGTGCTTCCAATTCTCTCGCCGCAGAATAAATCCAACCATTGGCTGACTTATTCCGTATTGCTTTGCTAATCGCCTTTGAGAAATACCTACGCTTGAGCGTATTTCTAAAACATCTGATTCAGTAATTTTAGCCATACCATGAATTGACCCGCGCCGTCTTTTTTCTGGTTTGGTATGCGATCCGTTTTTAATACCCAAAGCAACACCTCTCCTGCCCTTTCTGTCCATATCTTCTATGTTTTGTTTGTGAGTTCCTAAAAACAAATGACGAGGATTTACACAGGCTCGATTGTCGCATTTATGGCAAACTTCTAAATCATCCGTAATTACTTTTTCGGGGTAAGCGATTATCCATGACATTCGATGCGCCTTGCGCCATTTGCCGTCAAAATAAATAATGCCATATCCTTTATCTGTTTTGCATCCATTCCATTTCCAGCAATCAAACGGCTCTCCAATCTCAACGCGCTTCCAGAATTTAAACTCAAGACTAAAGCGACTTTTCATAACAATCTAAACACCAAGATGCGAACTTCTCGTGATCTACGCCATTGCGGAGCGCGTTAATCTCGCACTCCCGAATCTGCTCCGCGTATCTTGCGTAGAAATCTTGCTCGTCCTTGCAATGGATGGCATCTTGCGCAATCGAGATGATAAACGATTCGCGACCCATCCGTTGAAATCGCCAGGATTGGACGAGAAGGGATTCAACTTCAGCGCGGAGAATTTTCTCGCCTTCTCGCTTCGATGAATCGACAGCCTTATAGTAGTCACGAACTTGAGCAGTTAATTCAAACCATAGCTTATAAGCCACAATAAGCTGCCGCTCTAATTCCGATAACTGAACGTTAAGCGATTTTCTTTCTTCATCGCTTGAGTTCGGTTGAATCAACTCCCGTATTGCTTCGATTTGCCCATTGAGAGCGTTCACCTTTTGCTCTGCGGCCTGCTCGTGAGATTCCAAGCGACCCGCCACGGCTGGCGCGCCTTTGTCTGCGATTAATTTAGCCATAAAAGGAAAGTGCAATCAGGGTGTTTCATGCTCGGGACAAAAGATAAACCCGATACTCACGCATCTCGCGTAAGATCATGCCCGTGATTGCACAGAGTGTTACATCGGGATGTCGTCGTCAGTCTGACCGGATTCCGGCTTTCCTTGGTATCCGGTGCCCGATGCGCCTTCGGGCTTTCCGCCGCCGAGAAGCTGAACACCGTTCACGATAAACTTGATCTTGCTCCGCTTCTGTCCGGTCGTCTTGTCGTCCCACTGGTCAAGATCGGCGCGGCACTCGACGTAAACCGATTTTCCTTTCTTAGCGTATTCCGTGATGATTTCAGCCGTGCGCCCGAAGGCCGTAAGATCCAAGAACGTGACCTTTTCACGCTTCTCGCCGCCTTTGGTCGTGTAGTTGTGATTGATCGCAATTCCGAAGTCGCAGACAGCTTCGCCAGATGGGAGAAACTTGGACTCTGGATCGCGGGTGACGTTTCCGATGAAGTGACAGACGTTGAGGGATGCCATGATTAGTAGTTTTAGATATGTAGTGCGATGGTGATTTTCTCGTGAAGCTCTCGCGCTTCAGCTTCAGTAAGTTCCAAATGAGTTCCTGCAATGTCCACGATTAGCACGGTGGACACTTCGCAAAGTGGTTTGGCTGGTTCTAATACTTTCTTGGGTTTCATTGATTTGTGGTTTTAGGTTTGTTGAGTGGATACGCCATATAGAACACGCGCAGACCGTCCTCGTGCGCTACGTCCTCAATGGTGACGGCATTATCGCTGATAAGCCCGCGCTCTTGAAGCCAATTCATGCCCGCAACAGGATCGAATCCGCGCTTATTGTTAAACAGCATTTCAAGCGGGTGCCGGTAGAGTTTGGCGCGGGCACTCATGGCTTTTGCGCTGCTAATTTCTCGCGCTTATCAATCTCGCGCTGGACATACCATATCGCCTTGCGGAGATCGGTAATTGCGTAGCCTTTTTCATCTGCTCGCCAGATATATTTCATCGCGTTCCCAAGATTGAATCCCATGTGTTCCGTCACTTGGATGCACTCAATTCCAGACGGATGAGACGTGTAGTGTTTCGGGTGGTTTACTTCGTCGCTCATTTGCGAGTTGCTTTCCAAATCATATAAAGTAACGCGAGCAAGATTCCAAAATACCCAAGCGCCACAAAAGACTTAATCGCGACGTAAATCCAAAACGCTACAGGATGTGCTTCCCTCATAAATAATCCTTCACCTTTCGCCGCGCATCTTTCGCACTGAGCGACACGCGGAACAGCGCCAGCAACTCGGTTGCCATCTCGCGCCGATGCTTGGCGACGATTTCACGAGCGCGACAGTTGAGGTATCGGAGGGTTGTCATTTGAAGCGCGTTCTTTGCAACGCCGAGTTCAAGAAATCAAGTGCCCCACACCCATGAACCACTCGCAATAGCGACTAGAACAAGCACGGCAAGTTGCGCAATCGCACCCATCACCCTATATGGCGTTTCGCTTTCCGGCTTCACGGCATCACCCTCCAAAGCGCGCAAATCCCGATAGCTAGGATAACCAGCAGGACGAACGTAATCTTACGCTGGCGTGCGTTGTATTCCCGCGCATATCCGAGGTCGCGGGATTCGTGACAGATGGGGCGTTTCATTTGTCGTATTTGTTCACTACGGCATAAGCTTTTTGAACCACGCAATTCGCTTCATGACTTCCTTTTTCTCCCCCGCAAAGACATTCGCTCCATGCGTAATCAGGAGGTGATGTTCGATGAATACTAGACGCATCATCAGCGAGATGTGTGAGAGCATTTAGCATGTCCTCTTTTGCTTCCCGCGTCACAATATCAGGAATACACCCCGACTGCTTGAGATACACGATGAGCGCGGCCATCTGCTCGGGATCGAACCACACGCAGCCTTTCGTTTCGGAGTTCTCCACGCAATAATCGAGGCCAGTGCGCGAGATGGAAAGCGACTTGCCTAGGTCGTGGACGTAGTTTTGTTCGCGAGGGTCGTTCATGGCTTGATGTCCTTAAGGAATTGGTGAATCGCATATCCTTTCGGGGTAAAAAGCGTCGGGATGTTCGCAGAAATAAAAAGCATCCCGATAAACAGAACCCCGAGGGCTGCAAATTTAGCGCCGTTCTGCTGATTGATTTTCCACAACCGAATTGCGTAGGCGCAGATCACTACCCCAAAAACAATCCACGCTACGGAATTAAAGAAATACCAAAGAGTATATTCAGTAATGGTGCCTTGAACGGCATCGCTGCCGAGCTGCGTGATTTTATCTACGGTGTTTTGTTCAATGGTTGGCATAAGAGTCCCACCATTCTGCATCCATTATTTGAATTGACAAGATTTATTTTCACAAGATGATTCTGGACATGAAGAAAGCCTCATGGATTGAGATTATCGTTATTGCTTCCATTGTGATTTTGATTGCGTTTGTTGTGATTTTGCCGATTTGGAACGCCTACGAAACAAGAGGAATGACCAGCGGGATCGTAGTGAAGAAAAAATACAACTCGTCGTCTGGAAAATTCCCAGAGTATTGGACGATTACAATTTCGGGAACGAACCGAGACGGCGAAATGAAGCAAAAAAATAAACGAGTTGACGGATACACATACCATCGCTTGGAGGTTGGGCAGGAAGTAAACCTAAACGATCTATGACCTTCACCGACCAGCAAATCACCGATGCCGTAAACGACGCCCTGACGTGGCGCGTTGGCTGGCCGTATATCGGCTGTTTTGACTTCCGTGGCGTTCCGCTCTTGGTCGCCTTTCGGATGGCTGACAGGATCAACTCGCTTTCCTTTTCTTCATCATGTTTGCGCCATACGGAAATCTAAAGCCAGAAACCAAGATCCTAGATTGGCCGAAGGATCGTCAGTTACCCAATATTGGCGAACGTGTCTGGGGTAAATATCTAGTCGCGGATATTGTCAGCGTGAACGAGTCGGAACATTCAGTTGAAGCGTATTGTGTCCCGCTCGTCTCCCATTAACCCCCAACCCATCTACCCCCCTCCATCTCCCTAGCCCGCAGGGCGCATTT